GAAGAAGTTACTCAACATGAAATCCTTCCAAAAAGTAGTAAACAAATTTCACAGAGTAGAAGAATGCGGAACATTTACGGGAACTAAATAGAATTAAACAATCACAGGGGGTGGCGGTATGAATGCAACAACAGAAGAAAAAATGATTGTAACATTAAAAACAAAAGTAGCGGTATGGAATAGATGGAGAAAATTGTCTCCATCAAACCCTAACATCAGTGATACTGATCTCCGTGGTGCTAATCTCCGTGGTGCTGACCTCAGTGGTGCTAACCTCCGTTATGCTGACCTCAGTTGTGCTGACCTCAGTTGTGCTGACCTCCGTGGTGCTATCCTCAGTTATGCTGACCTCCGTGGTGCTAATCTCAGTTGTGCTAACCTCCGTGGTGCTGACCTCCGTGGTGCTAACCTCAGTGGTGCTAACCTCAGTCATACTAACCTCCGTGGTGCTGATCTCAGTGATACTGACCTCAGTGGTGCTGACCTCCGTGGTGCTAACCTCCGTGGTGCTAACCTCCGTGGTGCTGATCTCCGTTATACTATCCTCAGTGGTGCTGATCTCGATTTTTCATGCTTAGATTTATCCTGCAAAAGTCTGTCCGCATTATTTGACGAAAGACACCTAATTCAATTTCTTTATCATGTTGCTATACCGACACAGAACAACAGCCTTAACATCAAGGATAAGGACTTGAAGAAGTTACTCAACATGAAATCCTTCCAAAAAGTAGTAAACAAATTTCACAGAGTAGAAGAATGCGGAACATTTACGGGAAATAAAAAAGAAGGCTTTGTTGTAATGACTGCTAACAGTATTGAATAGTGGGGGAGATATGATAAAATCAAACAAAATCAAAAGTCGGCATGACGGCCCCCTAAATCTCAGGTGGGTTAGAATAAAACCCAGGAAATCAAAGGGGCGTAAAAGTTTGGGCTGTTTAAGATTTGAACTTTCAACACCTTTAGAGCTGATTAAATGTGTCGCTAAAAGTATTAATATGCAACTGAGAACAACTGAAAATTTTTATGACGACCAGTTAGGAACTCCGTGGAAAGGAATAAAATCTGATGATATCAAAATATTGAGGTAAAAAGATGAGAAGAACTTAAAAGAAATAGGCCCCATAAACTGTAAACAAAACTTTACACATTAAAAAAAAGTGTCAACTCTATTGACAAAGCATAATCTTTAGTTTACAGTTGTATAAATTGTTCAGGGGCAATCATGGCAACCTTGACAGAGTTACAAGCTCAGTTAGTCGAAGTAAACGAAGCAATCTCAGCAGTATTAACAGCACAATCTTATAAATTCAATGACGGACAGGCTGAGCAATGGGTAGTTAAAGCAGACCTCCCAAACCTCATAGCACTTAGAAAAGATTTAGAACTACAAATAGCTGACATCAATGATGATGGTGGGGGCTTTTTTGGGTTTTAGAAATTGGGTATCAAAAATAAGTGAAAAAAGAAATCAAAGAAAAGCCGTTAAAGAATTTATATCAGCGAAAGCTTCATTTTTTGATTTTGTTCAGGCATACGATGGTGATAAAGCCGGAATGTTCTCAGGCTTCGGGCTTACAAGAGATCCAAGATTTATAGATTATCAAAAGATAAGAGTTAGAAGCGTTCAGCTTATGCGTGAAAATGGATATGCTGCTGCGATATTAGGAAGATTTTTGACTAAAACTATTAATTCAGGACTTAGATTAAGATCGCAACCGCCTGAATCAATATTGAGTAAATATATAACGTCAGATTTTTTATCAAATTGGTCAAGTGATACTGAATATAAATGGGGTATCTGGTCGAAAGATAAAAGGTTAGTTACGAAAGCAGGGAATAAAACTTTTCAGGAACTTGAAAGAGAAGCCTTTTTAACTGCTATGATATCCGGAGATTGTCTTATAATAAAAACAACTACAAAAATGGGACTTCCTCAATTTCAGTTAATTGACGGAATAAATGTAGTTGATCCTTTGGTTTTTGATGGAAATAGAGATATTCTGCACGGAGTCGAGCTTAACAGTAAAGGAAAAGAGATAACATATTTTGTTCAAACGGATGATTTGACGGTTACACCTGTAAAGGCATACGATAGCAACGGAGATCGTAGGGCGTGGATGGTAAAAGTAACAACGAGCAGAGTTGACGAAAGAAGAGGATTACCGCTTTTATCTGTTATCCTTCAAAATCTTAACGAGCTTGGAAAATATATGGATTCAGAGCAAAGAGCGGCACTTGTCAACTCTTATGTTGCGATGGTTCATACAAAATCCGAGAATGCACCAAATAAAATAAATCCACTTAAAAACGCCGGCACTAATATCACTAATCCAGATCCTAACAGCAACTTGAAATATAAACAAATGCAACCGGGATATTTAGCTACTAATCTTGCGGCCGGAGAAAGTATTACAAGTTTTGATACTTCCCGACCGAATGTGAATTTTGCTAAATTTGCGGAAAGCTGTTTAAAATCTATGTCAATTTCTTTGGGAATGCCTCCAGAGGTATTCTTTTTGGAGTTCAATTCAAATTATTCAGCATCAAGAGCCGCTATCAAAGAATTTGAAGACAGAGTAAAAGAAGTAACGTTTATTTTTACAACAGATTTTAATGATCCTGCTTATTGTTTTTGGCTTGACGGAATGATCTTGACATCAAGGATAAAAGCACCGCAATATATAACGTCAATGTATAACTTAGAAAAGTTTGAGATATTAGGGGCGTGGCGTTCGTGTGCGTGGCGTGGACTTCCAAAATCCAATGTTGACGGATTGAAGATGGTAAAAGAATTGACTATTGCTAAAAACGAAGGGTTTTTGACAGGTGAAGATATTACCGATGCTTATTACGATGGAAATTATTCCGAAAACTTGACGCAACTTAAAAAAGAATCAATTAAACTTGCAGAAATAGACAAGATTAGAGACCCTCAGAAATTTGAATTAGATACAGATACAACGGAGAAACAAGATAATGAATGATTTTGTTGCGGTAACAAAGGAATATTACGAAAATACTATTTTGCCTAGATCGAAAAAGATTTTTGAGGATCCAAAAGCGTTTTTCTTCATGGAAGAGCCAAAAAAAGCGGAATATTCAACACAAATAGCGAATGATGGCAAAATTGAAGCAGTAATTCCAATAATAGGCGAGCTTGGAGCAAGTAGATATTGGGGAACAAAATATACTGACATTCAGGAAAACATACAAAGTGCTGATAACGATCCGGATGTTGATAGGATAATTCTCAATATTGATTCTCCGGGCGGAATGGTAAAAGGCGTTGAAGATGTTGCAAGAGTGATAAAAGCAACGGAAAAAGAAATTATTGCAAGGGTTGGGTATTTGGCAACATCTGCTGCTTATTGGCTAGCCAGTCAGGCTGATAAAATTGAATCGACCAGCAAAATAGCAACTTTTGGAAGTATAGGTGTTATAATTTCTTATTATGATTGGAAAGAATACCTTGAAAAAGAAGGAATAAAAGAAGTGGTGATAACTTCCACAGATGCACCTAAAAAGTATCTTGATCCTGCCACAAAAGAGGGAGAGGTTGAAGTTGTAAAAAGACTCGACAACATTCATTCAGTTTTTGTTGAAGCAGTCGCAAGTGGTAGAAATACAACAGTTGAAAATATAAACTTGAATTACGGTAAGGGAGGTGTTTTAACAGCAGAGGAAGCACTACAGGTGGGAATGATTGACGCTATAACAATATCGGAGGAGACTAACATGGCGAAAAACTACACAGAAGAGGAATTCGGAGCAGCTGTAAAAGATGCTACTGAAAAGGCTTACAAAAAAGGAACTGATGAAGAGTCAGCAAGAATTTCAGGTCATCTGAAATATCTTGGAAAGGCAAAGAACGAAACAGTAACGGCAAACATCAAAGAAGGAAAAACCGTTGCAGAGTGTGCTGATGTTTATATCGAGGAAGCTACCGCAAAAAGCATTCTTGATAGTAAAATTAAAGCTTCAAAAGATGATGAAACCATTGTAACCGGTGATGAAAAAATTGAAGCACTCACAGGCGAAGAAGACAAAAAGGAAATATCCAAGGCGGTAATGGATGACGTAATGGCTGAATTTGGAATGGAGGTATAAACGATGACAACCACGACAATTGACAACAAAACTTTCAGAATAGGAAGCCTTAAAACAAAGCTCGAAATTCTGAAGGCGGCTAACGGAACAGTTCTTGCAGAAGGAACTCTTCTTAGTCTTGATTCTGCTGATGGAAAGTACGAAGTATGGGCTGACAAGTCTTTGAAACCTACACGAATATTGAACAGATCGTTCACAATGGGTTCAACAGGTGAGTCAAAAGAAGATCTTATTTATTCTGGAATCGTAAGAGCTGACATGCTGGTTTATCCGGCGACTTTCAGCATTTCAAGTATTCCAAGTTTTGGCGGTTCAGCTGCCTCAAGTGTAGCTGTAATTCCAGTTGCAGACCTTGCAGCCGGGGCTGACATTGCGACTGTAAATTCCTTTATCTCAATGCTTGCGAGCGAAATTGAAGAAATAGGAATAATGACAAAGGGAACACCGGCAGGAATTGACGATTCAAACACGGCTGTAATAGCTGTTGCTGATTTGGCTGCTAATGTTATTGTTTCAAAAACTTATGATACAGCTAACCAGCCACCTGATGAAGCTTATGAGAGTCTTGGAGCACTTGATGCAACTCACAAAGTTCTTACAGCTGGTGAGATTGTGACACTTGCAGTTACTCAGGGTGCGGCTGCTAATCTTCCTGCGTTTGATGTTATAATCAAATACAAGAACACACTTTCAGAGCAGACAGTTTTTCAAATGCTTCATAATGCAGGGATTGAAGCAATAACAACTCTCGAAAATAGACACTAGGAGGAAATAAAAAATGGCAACAACAAACTTAAAAACTAATTTTGTGGGGATGCTCACACAGTACGCAAAACCAAGAAAAGGATTTGCGACCTATTTCACGTCAAGACCTGGGGACATTTCTGATGCTCTCCTCGTTGAATTCCATAAACTCTCAAGCTATAGATACACTTCTAAAGCAAGAACAAGAGGATCACAGGGCGATGTAAATGATGCTCAGGTATGGAAGAAAGTAACAGAAGAACCGCCAAAATACATTGAAAAAATGCCCTTTGTTTTATCTGATTATGACAGATCAGCAATCGGGCAGACTGAATATGATAAGGCACAGAGACAGGTGACAATGATGTCAAAACTTGCTTCTGATATGTCAATTCTGATGGATAAGATCACAAGAGCGGAATGTCTTCAGGCTTCTAAGATTTTTCAGACAGGCGGAATCCCTTTCAAAACTGACTTAATGGGTGTCGGCGTTGATGATGTATCTTTTGACGTTCCTTCTACAAATTTTGAGGCACTCGCAAACTCAGGTGATGAACTTTATTGGGATAACGCTTCAGCCAAAATATGGGCAAACATTGAATCCCGTTGTAGACGTGTAGCAACAAACTCCGGCGGAACAAGCTGGGTTAAGGATCTCGTTTTCGGCGAATCGGCTTTTAACGAGCTTATGTCAAACACGGCTTTCATGGACAAGTTTAATAAGCTCAAACTCACAGTCGGTGAAATTGATCTTAAAGAAGCTGATGAGAATGGCTTTGCACTTTTTGGAAAAGTTGTTTTTGCTGGACACACAGTAAGGCTAATGACTTTGATCGAAGATTATATTGACCCTGCTGATAATTCAACACTTAAACCATACATCAATACAAACAATGTTGTTTTTATCGGTTCAGGTGATTACAGAATACATCATGCCGGTGTTGATGTGATCAAGGATATCGGAATGGGTGCTTTCAGTAGCTTTATTCCTGCGAACGGAAACATCAAAAGCATCGGAGCCAGAGAAGCAAGCTCACTTTATGTAAGAACCTTCACTGATGAAAATGCAAGCTCAGTTTTTCTTGAAGCTTCAAAGTTTCCGCTTTATATTCCGCACACTTCAAACACTTTTGGATGTATGAAGGTGCTCGCATAGGAGGTAGATGATGAAAGTGATTGTAAAAGCTGATGTTTTCAGGTATAGAGGAAAGAATATAGCAAAAGGGAGCGAGATAGAGCTTCCTGATGATCTTGCAACGGCAAACCTTAAACTTGGAACAGTAGAGCTGGAAGTTAAGAAAAAAAAGCCTGTTGAAGAAGTTGAGAAAAAAAAGGTAGTGAAAACACCAAAAGCCTCAAACAAAAAACCTGAAAAGAAAAAGGATAAATAATGAGTGGAGCGTTGCAGAAACTTATGCGTTCAGATGCACAGAAAATAGTATCAAGTGGAGGATTCCAAACAGATATCCTTTTTACTGATCTTTCTGGAAATACTGAAACCGTTAAAGGAGCTGCAACGCTTCATAGTACCATTTTTGATGCTGAGACCGGACTTCCTGCAAAAGGGAAAAACGGTCATGTGACAGTTTATGGCGGTGATTTCAAAACTCTTGATATTTATGGAAATGAAAAGGATATTAATGAGATCGCTATGGCAAATTGGAGCATATCTTTTGAATGGATAGACGGGAAAAGATGGAAGTTTAAAGCTGAACAAGTTACGCCCTCTTATTCTTTTGATCTCGTTACAATAGAGCTTGGAGATGCGAAGTGATAAATCAGATCATACCTAAATCTAAACTTGAGATAATCAAGGATAGAATAAAGCTGATAATCACGAATGAAATGACAGCTCAAAAAGTTCTTGCGACCGCCTCAGCCGTTGCTGATGATATTGCATATAAAGAAATGTTGGAAACTTTCTGGAATGGTGATAACCTGAACATATTCAAAGACAGATTTCAGGAATTACAATCAGAAGAATACAACGCTATAATTATTAATCCTTTAGAGGAACGTGACGAAAATGGAACTCTAAGGATCACCAAACCGGAAAGCACATTTGCAATCGACTTTCTGGCAAGGGCAAAATCAGATGACAATAAAAGAGGTGATGAAGCTGTAAACGAGTTGCTGCAAAGAGTGTCTGGAGTTATCAGAATGGTTTTCTTGACTGCTACATATATGCGGTTAGGATTTGATACAACAGATAAATTTATCAGACGGCAAAACATAACCAGCAGAAAATTTTACGTTCCAAACAGTAACGATTCAGATCATGTAAGCGGCGTGACCTTAACTTTACAAGTCGATTATGATGAAGAGATAATTCAGAGCGTTCCAGTAATTTTAAAAGGGAACGATACTATTTTGTCAGACATTTTTAATATTAACACAGATACGGAGGAATAAATGACACAGCTAAATAGAGCTGCAGGCAGTTCTTACGATCAGGGGTTTAAGGATCTGACTTCGGGAGCTTTAGCACTTCCGCAGAAAGTGACGTTTATGACTCCGATTGCAACAGCAAAAGCGGCATCATTCACAGACTGGGACAAACCGCACACGATAACAAGTTTAGCTCAGTTTTATAGCCTTTTCGGAGTATGTCCAGGCTATTACGCAGCAAGAATTTTTAAACCCATTAACGGCGGTGGAATCGGCACAGCACCGCTTATTGTGTATCCGGTAGAAGATCTGGCAGGGGCAGCCGCAGCCGCTGGATCAATAACACCGACCGGAACAGCTGATGCAAATGGTACTCATACGATCATTTTCAAGGGCAGGAAAAGCATAGACGGTAGAAAAGCCAGTTTTGCAGTAACTAAAGACGACACACCAGCCGTTATAGTTGATTCAATGGTGGCTGCTATTCAAGGTCTTCTTTCAGCTCCGGTATCAGCAGCAGACGACACAACAAAAGCTGACATAACCGCAAAATGGAAAGGCACTACAGGAAACGAGATTTCACTTTCTATTGATGATGGTGGTGAAGATTGTGGCGTATCATATGCAATTGTGAATCCTACGAGCGGTTCAACATCACCGGTTATTTCAACTTCACTTGATGATTTTGGTGGTGACTGGAAAACAATGCTTTGCAATATCGGCGGTTCAGCTGATTTTGATGCACTTGAAGCTAAAAACGGAATGCCGGATATTGATACAGGCGGTTCAGGTCTATGGCAGGGAACAACCATGAAACCCTTTGTTGCGGTAACTGGTTCAGTCTCAGCAGTTCCGGCAACTTTGAAAGCTCTCATGTCAGCAAGAAAAAATGATCTTACTAATTCAGTTTTTACAGCTCCAAATTGTCCTAATTATACTTGGGAAGTTGCGGCTAATGTAATTACTGTTGCAATCGGTGTTTGGAATAAATCACCTCATCTTGGAATAAAAGGGCGTTCATTGCCTGATCTTTCAGATCCTACAGGTGGGACAATTGGGACGATGGTTGACTATGCTGTAAGAGATGATCTTGTTTCAAACGGCTGCTCAACTTGTACTTATAACGAATCTGATGGGTATGTTATTGAAGATTTTGTGACTTTCAGAAGACCTGATGATCAGAATCCGCTTGCTATTGATTTCAGTTATGTTCGTGATGTCGTTGGTGTTGATTTCAATGTTGCTTATAACTATAAGTTCAGAGAAGAAAGAGACCTTACAGGAAAAACAATTGCAAATGATGATGATTCTATAAATGTAACCGGAGTTATTAAACCTAAAGACTGGAAAGCGGAATGTTTTGATCTTATTGATGATCTTGTAACCGCAGCACTTGTAACTGATTCAGCATACACCAAGGAAAGCTTGACGGTGCTTCTTTCGGGAACTGATCCCCAGAGAATAAACACGGTATTTCCTTATAAGCGGTCAGGAATAGCAAGGAAAACCGCAACAAAAGCCTACGCAGGCTTTAATTTTGGGGAGGTGTAAAAATGGCTAGCGGAGATCTTTTAACCGTAAAATTCAATCATCCAACGGTTGGAGCAAGAGAATACAACGTGAAAGGCGGTGAAAATGCCGATCAGGACTTAGGCGGATATTCCGCTGAGCTTATCGTTAATGGACTTGGAAACGGCCACAAATCCCTTTCCAGAAAACCTTGGAGCCTTGAAAGTGTAATGCTTGAAATAGAATCCAAAGGTGATCAGGAGTTTTTACAGAGTTTAGCTGACTCGCCTGATCTTGGAGTAATCACATGGAGCCATATAAACGGCTCAGTCTATAAGGGAAAGGGAACCGTTACAGGCGACCTTAAACACGGACTGAAAGACGGATACGCTAATGTAACGTTGCAGGGCGTTGCAAAAGCAGAGCAGATTATATAATTAAAGCAGGGAGAACAACATGGAAAAGAAACAAGAAGGACTTGATGAAGCTATTCAGGCGTTCAAGGAATGGCTTTATAATTTCAGAAAAGTAAAGCCGTCAATGATCGCAAGTGATCAGAGCTATTTGGATGAAATTGAAATCATTGCAGAAAAAGTACTTGATAAAACAATTGAGATACAGGAAAACGGTGAGCTTAAAATTCATCTTGCATTTCCTTTAGGCAAAGACGAGCAGATAAAAAATCTTGTTTTTAAATCGAGGATAAAAGCCGGTGAAGTTGCAAAAGCATATCTAAAAGTAAAGCCAGGAGACGGTACAGGACACAAAAACGCATTGATAGCCGTTGCAAGTGGCAACCTGAAAGAAATCATTGACGAACTCGACACAGCTGATCAGGCTCTTTTATCGAAACTTATGAATTATTATTATTTATACTAGGCGATAGGAAGGTACGAATAGATGAAGAAATCAACGGCATTGTTTTTGCTGTCGCCAGTTCTTTTAGGGCAATGCCGTGCAGTATTGATCAAATGTTTTGTGATGATTTGGATATGAACGGAATACTTTATTGGTATGGAGGCTTTTTGGATATTAAAGCTGAACTTGAAAGAAACAAGACCGGACAAACAGTTGATATCATAAAAAGTGTTTTCGGAGGGCGTAGAAAGTAAATGGCTACTAAGTTTGCAATTAAAACGGATTTCATAGGAATTGACAAAACATCGCAAGTATTCAGCGATATGTCAAGAAATGGAAAACGTGCTGCAAAGCAAACTGAAACAGCCTTTTCAAAAGCAGGTCGTAAAATCGGCGGTGCTTTTAAAGATTTGGGTAGACACGCTTTTATGGGTCTTACGGCACTTGGAGCTGTAGCAGTCAAAAAATCTATTGATTCTTTTCTTGATTTTGAGTCTGAAATGTTAAACGTTAAAGCAATAACAAAATCAACTCAAGAAGATTATGATAGAATGTCAAAATCAGCGTTAGACATGGCAAAGGATTCAGTTTTTTCGAGTGCTGAAGTTGCAAAGGGTATGAAATTTCTAGGAATTGCAGGATGGAATACAAACAAAATAATTGAAGGTATGCCCGGGCTTTTACAGTTAGCAGCCGCTTCTCAAACTGATCTTGCTTTAACGTCTGATATCCTTTCAGATACAATGACTGCATTCAAAATAAAGGCAAGCGAAGCCGTTCACGTTGCTGATGTATTCGCAGGGGTAGCAACCAGCACTAATACCACAGTTGAACAGCTCGGCGAAGCCATGAAAGATGCAGCCCCAGCCGCTCAGGTTTGGGGAACATCTATTGAAGAAACTTCCGCTATTTTGGGAACAATGGCAAATAACGCAATTAAAGGCGGTCGAGCAGGAACATCATTTAAAAATATTGTTTTAAATTTGGCAAAACCATCAAAACAGGCTTCTAAATGGCTTAGAAAAATGAACATTGAAGTCGCAGACCAGCACGGAAAATTCAGGAAATTAACTGATGTTTTGGCTGATGTTAGTGACGGCGTTAAGAAATTATCACAAAGAGATGCAGCAGCGGCAACAACTGCAATATTTAAGAAAAGGGCTTTTGCTGGCGTAACGTCAATAATTACTCAACAGCGAGGTGAAGTGGATAAGCTGACTGATGCGTTCAAAAATAACACTGATGTTGCAAAAACCATGGCAGAAGTTCAACTCTCAGGTGCTTCCGGGGCTATTAAGAAAATGAATGCAGCGTGGGACGTCATGACTGTTACGATGGTTTCAAAAGTTTCACCAGCATTGCAAGGAATAGCAGAACAATTGACAGGGCTGTTGACAGGTGAAAACCAAGGACAAGCTAAAAGTTTTCAAGACCAGAATATTGAAAATCTGAAAGGTGGTCTAGGAATATCCACAATTCAGTCAACAGGTGCTTTTCAAGGAGATGAGAGTTATCAAGAAGAGTATCAAAGGTATTTAGAAATTAATGATAGATGGATAAAAAATGGTGAAGAGCTGACAAAAAAGGCAGGATCACAACTCTTTGGATCTCAAGATTTTGCGGCTTTTGAAAAGTACCGAAAAGCAACAAAGGATTTTGTAAGCGGTGAAGAGTATAAAAAATTCATGAAAATGACTGAGGTCACCGGTGGGAAAAGTTTTTCAAACATGAACGATGATTTTATGGATAGAGATTTTAAACAGTCGCTTGATATTAACGTCAACTTAGAAAGTGGAACCGTAACAACGAAACCAGTTGAAACACTTGACACAGTTAAAACAAAGATAGAGAATAGTTACAGATCGGAGATGATAAAAGAAGTTAGAAGAGAAACGAACAACGTATTGACTATAAAAGACGAGACTGGAAAGGCTAAAATGTCAGGCGACAAAAGAAGTCCGTACAAACTTGAAAACACAATGGCGGTTCAATGATAAAGCTTTCTGCAAATGATTTAAGATATGGAAATATCGTAATTATTAATGGAAAAATTGCAACAGATCAAACCTTTCATACTATTATCTATATTGCTTTATTTGGTGGGAATATTGAAGCTATTTCAAGAACTGACAAAAACCCTGTAGGCGTGGATAATCTGGATTATTTCGGGAATTTATATCAGCAAGAGCGAGGACTTATACCGTTCAATTCAAGGTTAGAAAAGGCTTTGATGGAAAACGTTATAAATGCAAATAGTACGCAAATATTTCAGTCAAAAATCCTTGAAGATCTTGCTTTTATGAAAACTAAAAAGATGGTAAATGAAATAAAACCAGTTGTTACAATTACAGGAAATGACGAGTTGAAAATAATTATTACTATAACAAAACCAGACAAAACACCTGAAAATTATCAATATTTATGGAGTAGAAAATGAACGGAAATAAGAACACGGCAACACCAGACGGCGGAATAAACAAGGCAGCTGAAAGAACAAAAATCTCAGGCGGTGAAATTGACGGATGTGTTTCAGTTGATGTTTCCGCTGTAGATTATGTGCCTACAAAAAAAATAAACGGTGTATTTATTGGAACTGGTGGAGATGTCAAAGTTGACCTTGCGGAGTCTGGGACGGCTATAGTTTTCAAAAACTTAGCTGACGGATCTTTTTTGCCTGCACATATCACAAAGATTTATACC